GTCGGCTCTCCCAGCCACGGTATTCAAACTCTACATCAGCCCGTAGACCTTCGTCCTTGATCCATCTATCGGGGGGTTCATAGTTCGTGGGAGAGTCCTCCTCAGAGGAATACCTGGCATAATAGTCCTGCCAGGTCATCGGCATGATGGACAATATCACCGGATCAGTCAATGGACTCACAGTTGTCATCCCATCGAGGTAAGCCTCAATGTGGAACTGTGCCTCCAGAGTAATACCAAATTTCTGCTCAACGAGCATGCGAGTTGCCATGCCCGGGGTTTTTGGGGTGAAGTCTTGCTTAACCATTTCTATAGCTTTCTTATTCATTTCCCGACGGTATTCCGAAGTGTATTTATGTTTCTGTACAATTTTCTTTGTTATATCGGTATAGCATCGGGTGGTTCTTAAGATCATCATCCCCAGTGACTGCACTATGGGGCAGCCTGGATATTGGTATAATAGTGATAGGCCCTTACATCGCAGTAATCCCATGCGAAGTTTGGCTGAAGCGCCGGAATAACGCCCTGTGGTCCACCCAGTACTGGCGAGCACTTTCCTGGGATCCGTGACGTTGATCTGATCAATCTCGTCAAAAATTATGCCACAAAACGAGGCTTGGCTTAATTGGTGATGTTGCTCTATCTTGATCACTAGGCCCATCCTCTCAAACAATTCTGCTTTCATTTCGCCATGGCCTACGGAAAATAGACCATCGTCACCCTCGACGACCCCGTTTACGTTCCTGCAACCACTCCGTTTTGCAACGAAGAGGAAGAACATGAGGTTGGCAAAGCTATTGCCGAGAGATGTGCACATTTCACCTGACATCCTCGTGGCGTCCACTTCAGTCTTAAAGAACTTGAACTTGGACACGTTCCGCCCACAAATCACCCTGTTACACAGCCGCATGAACATCGAATGCTCGGGCAGTTCAGCCGTCATATAATCGTAGAGCTGGAATTCACAATACCTCATGAGTTCTTCCACGAAGAGTGACTCAAAGGCTGTGTAATCCGTAGCATAATACGTAGTGCCAGCCATCCGGACATGACCCAGAATGTAGGCCGGCCTATCGGCGACTGGTACATGCTTTATGAACCAGGGTAAATTGAAGACTTCCCGCTCGATCAGCTTGAACACGGGCCCGACCGCCGTTTTAAATGCGTCGTGCCGAGCGTTAATCGCGCGGGCATGCTTGTAGTCGACGTAGCACTCATCCTTCATGAACCCCGAACACTGCCAATATTTGGGATTCACAAGGAAGTCTTCCGCCTCGAGATGTGCCCTCCTAAGTTCATTCTTACGCCACTCAGGATAGCTCGTCTCGGATAACCATTTCTCTATTGAAGTATCGGCATCGTATGGCAACTTACATAAGTTTTTCGATATCCACTTCTTTACAAACCCCTTGAAGTCCTTAAGCAAGGCCTGATCCGCCTCTGGGGGTTTGAAGCAAAACCGCTTTACTACCCCCGCCTTGAGTGTAACCCCATCCCGAGGACACGGGTGGGGTAGGGCTGCGCCCACAACAGGGCAGCCCAAGGACACCTGCACAGGCGGCCGTCTGGAGAGGTCATGGGGATATAGCTCACTAATCCAGGCTGACTCTTTGATCTCAGTCAGTGGAGCCAAGTCGACCTCCCCCAGACGGTACCCGTACAGGTATCGTGCATTCAAGCCGGGGCAAGGGGAAAAGGAATACAGCTTGATCGGTGCTGATATTCCTTGTGTAGTGCAAAAGCGATTTTGCAGGAGTCCTGGACAATCATTTTCCCTTCAAGAGCAAGGTACTTAGAGTAATTGATTGTCTGTATGGTCTTTCCCGCCGTCTGTATTCGGAGGGCAGCCACCCAATCCGGCGACCCATCGCACAGATTGGCGCTCACAGTGAGCTGCGCCAACAGCTCAAGGGAGGCATACATCTTCCGCTCCCTCTGGGACCATATCTCAAAGCCAAACAATTTGAGAGATTGACGATAGAGGAATTTCGCATAACGGGCATGATGCTTCACATCACGCAACGCGATTATGTCGGCTCTCACATCTCTAACGCCATGATCAATGGCCCAGAATTTGCGGAAGGTGTATCGGTGCTGCCACTTGCAGAATACATTCACGAACAAATGGACTTGCAAAAGTATGACGGCGCACGCAGCACAATACAGAAGTATGTGCCAGGAAAACGCGTAGTGGACGAGGTCTGACCAATCTCCAACAAACGCGGTGTACAGCCCAGCTGCACTGGTATAGAACGCCAACATCCAAAACGCTATGAAGGATAGCATCTTGCCTGTTGAAAGTGCGGTGTCAAAACTGACATCCATGGTCCGGACTTTGCGTGCAATCCGGCCATCTATCGCCTCCGTGGCTTCTAGGAGCTGCCGCTTGAGCGCCCCCCGTTCCGTAGCCACTTCCCTGTTCTCTTGCTTCAGGCGGTCGACCTCCGCCTGCAAGTCAGACTTCACTTCTCGGAGTGCGTCTGAATCCCCCTGGGCTCTCGCGAGCCCATCCTGCAACGATTTCACAACTTGTACAGCAGCCGCAGCCTTGCCAGGTCCGCGGGGCTGTAGTGGTGGTCTCCCATTGCGCTTTCCATCACGAGCTGATGGTTGAGGACCTTGAGAATCTCGTCTCTTGTTGGTATCCGCACCCTGCGATTTAGCCTCATCCACACATCGAGGGCGTGGTGATTGCTTTCGAACTTTGACCGGAGCACGATCATTGACGTCCGCCGAGGCCCGTTGGGCACCTCGAGCAGACGACTCAGGAGTTGGCTCTTGCAATATTCTAGTGCCAAGAGTGGCTCCGTCATCGGTATCCATTCAGCAGGGTTCGCCAGATTTTAATGCGCACGACAACAAGTTAGGTCGAGTATAGTGCCCAAGGGATCCAGCCCAAGGACAGTAATC